AAAAAAAGGGAGCAATTAAGCTCCCTTTTTAGTGCGCGATGGTTATTAACCGTTAGCTAACTTGTTAAAGTATGATAACGAATCATCATCATCGTCTGTCGATGCTGTCTGTGGTTCAAACGTTGATTGTGGCGTAGGTTCTGCCGCAGTACGTTGCATCGGTGCAGAAGCAGTTTCATCTAATGATACAGCTTCAGCAGTAGTCATTACAGCGCCCGTTTCACCAAGTACACGATTCAGCTTAGCTTTAAGTTCATCATAAGTTTTAAAGCTCTTAGGATCTACGATCTCTGCTAAACTATAGAGAGTATTGTAAATAGCTTCTAGCTCTTCATCTTTTTCAGACAAAGCTTTCTGGCCAGCAAATTCAGACTTATCATAGTTACGATAGCCTTCTACTTGACGAATTTTAAGCTTGAAGAAAGCACCTTCCCAGAAGTCAAACGGATTAACCGGAGTTTCATCTTGGAATTGTGGTTGCATAACATCCATGATCTTATCAAAGATCTTCTTACCAAATGTGTATAAGAATGTTTTACCTTCATTTTCTGGGTTAGAAGGATCAGACATTACCATGATATTTGACACATAATGTAAGCGACGCTTGCGAGAGCGTGCAATCTCTTTGTCTTCATCACGACCAGAGTTCCAAAGAACACTGTTCATTTCTGAGACTGGATCATCTTGACCAATAGTAGTTAAAGAATTCTCGATATACCATTGACCAGTTGGACCTTTAAAACCATGATCCCAGTAGCGAACCCATGGGAGTTCTTCACCTTCTGCCGCAGGTAAGAAACGAATAACAGCATAGCCATTACCTGCTTTATCTACAGTTGCTTTCCAGAAGCGATCATCTTTGTAAGATGCTTTTTGACCACCAACAGCTTCAGCTGCTTTAGTGAGAGATGCGATATCAGTACGACTATTGCGTTTTAGATTTGCGAAAGACATATTTTTGTTTCCTTTTAATATTACAGAGTATGTTTGTTTGTTTGTGATACGTACCATTATAACACGTATCGCTTAAGATGTAAACACTTTAAAGATAATTTTTTTCATTTTATCTGAATTAATATTTACAAGTAAGCTGTATTTCCTGATCTTACGTGAGACAGTAGGCCACAAGATTGGATCAGAAATGCTTTTGTCCGCCCTACTCATAAAGTTGGTAAGCTTATTTAGAATCACAACGGACTCAATATTTATATCACTTGCCAGGTAGGATTCGACAACTTTTGGATATTGGTTGCCGATTTCAAACAGCTGGTCAAAACTATCAACATTCACTTTATCAAGATCTAGTTGAAAGTTATATCCCATGGACTCTGTTCTTTTTTGCCAATCACGATACACTTGTTCATTGCCAAGCATATCGCCAACCCAATTATTATCTGCAACAAAGTGTGCAGCGTAGTAATTGATTAGCTCGGGTGGTGTATCAAACATCCGTCCAACCTTAGCAAAGAAGTATTTATCTTTACGTTTCCAAAAGGTTTGTGGCTTAACCGATGTTTTAAAATTGTACTTTGGTGCATCGTAAGACTCTTGCTCAAAATGCAGCTTCAAAGACTGGTAATATCTAAACGCTTCAAAAGGTTCCATTATCATCGTACTTCTTCATCCTAATTGCATTATCTAAATAGAACACATGCCATTCTTTAGAATTGACATCAAGTGCTGCTATCGCTTCTGGACCACCTTTAAAGTCTGCTGCTTCCATTACACTGTGAAACCCTTGAGGTAATGCGTCTAGATCACCTATAATATCACGGTTCAATGTAAGACATCTTGACTTCTTTCTGCTTTCATGGTCCATATATGTTATACTATACACACCAATTTCAAGTAGTTCTATGAGTTCAAACTTTGAATAGTGTAAACTCATATAGGTAACCTTGCTCCTCCACCCTTAATAGAATTAACTTCAAGAGCTTCTGCTTCGATCTTATCTATAATTACTGGACTCAAAAGACGTTTAATGTCTTCAGGTGGAAGTTCACGTTCTTCACAGATAATTAAGACTGCTTCAATGTATGCTACGCTAAGAGATTTAACTTTATCTTCAACCATCGTTGAAAATCGTTTCTTTGTGATAATAGGAGTAGGAGTCTCAACCTGCTCCCCATCGGTAGAAGTGGTGGTCGTCAATAGATGTAATGTAGTCAATAGTTTTACTCCAATATGGTTGAACTGATTTAGCATGATAATGCGTGCTTCCGTCTGTCAAATCAAAACCATAATCATATAGATCTAGAGCTTGAGTAGTAACAATCACAGAGTGTAAGTATGCATCAAAATTGCGTGGTCTATCTGATAAGCCATCACAGAACCAACTGAACTGGCATTTGTTTCTTCGTATAGAACCGTTTAAGTTGTACTTAGCTTGAGTTGTTACTCCACAAGCTGTGTTAGGATATCGTTTGTCTGCCATTCTATTAAGAACAACATGTGTTACTCCCATCTGACCGTTTGAGGATTGATTTCTAGCTTCGAAATATGAATTCAAAACTAAACAATCAAACTCTTCTTGAGACATGTCATGCAGTCCATCAAGAACATATCCATCATCTTGAGCAACTGCAGAAGATGCAAACATTAATGCTGCTATAGCTATTTTTATTTTCATTTATCTACTACTCTTATTAAAACAATGTCCGCGTTAATACGACCATTGGGTTTAGATTCCTTGGTAGTTAAATTTGCCCAAGCTTTATCTATCAATTTAAGAGATTTAGACTGTATAATAGGTAGGAAGTCTTCAGGTTTACGTAACCTAATCTTCCTTGTGTTATCTGATTCAAGATCTACACCTTGCAATGTAGTACCTTTAATAGAGAACCCGCTCGCTTTGTCTGACACGTATTCGGTGATTTCTCGTGTCTTGGAGTTGAAGACAAACAGTCTCATTGCTCCAATTATTGAGATGGGATTGATAGAGACTAACTTGTTTTCACTATCATCCTTCTTGTACTTCATCTTAGCGACTTGCTTATCCGCAGATTTTACACGAGGTTTACTAATTTTTCGTGTTGCGGCAGTTGCAGCTTTGATTTTATCACAATCAGCGATCATATCTTCGACGTGCTTAATGCGTCGTCTCATTACTGAACGCTTGATATGTGAATAGCCTTCTATAGCTTGATCACACTGCTTGTTATAAGAGTCATTGAAGTCAAGAAGCCATCCCTCAAGCCGTTTGCGAACGGGCTCAGCTGCTTTACCTGTAAGACCATGGAGGCGGAACCCATTGTATAAATCAAATTCAGGTTCTTCGCCACCGATCCATAAGTCCTCCAGATCATCCAAGTCTGTTAAAATAGTATCATTTAACTTCGCTTGGTATCGTTGAGTTGGTGTCAAAACAATCACATTTGCCACAGCCTTGGTATCTTCAACCTTTTCATTAATAGCTGCTGTACCTGCTTCAGTAGCATCTACTACGAAACGACGTATGGCTTCATGTCCATCATAAAAATGCACCAACTCTTCGATCCTTGTGCTGCCGTCTAGTTGTAAAACTTTACGTTTGTATGGTCGTTTTTCGAACTCTAAACCATGAGTCGCCCACTGCATACAAGCAGCAACATGCACTCGACAATTATAAATGTAGTCAGGTGCAGCTAGCATGATAGTTGATTCAGCTTTAGAATAATTCTTCTTAATATAAGCTTTCATCAACTTGATTTTATCAGCCTTAACAACTTCAACTTGAAAGTAATCTTTTAAGTGCGCAAAGCCTTTATCTACAGAGGCCGCACCTATACCAGTCCGAGGACGTCGTGTATAGTCTACTTTCTTTTTCTTCTTAGTTGTCAAAGCTTTTAAAGTCGCCATGCTATATTCTCTCTTCTCTAATTTATGATACTATTATATCACGTTTAAACTAGGTTGTACACACTTAAATCATTTATTTTCAAATATCTTCAGTCGTTAAACTTTTCATATGCGTGACGTTAGAAACTAAGAATGAACGCCAACCTTCTGCCTTAACGTCGTAGCATGCAATAGATTGAATAGTGCGTTGCACACCTTCATCATCCACATAACTGACGCCTTGCTTACTCTTTGGGTGTGCAGCCTCAGGAATAATATCCATATTTAAAGTGCAATCCATGATACGTTCTTCACCATTCTTCTTAGTGAAAGTTACTTGCAGTACTCCATCCAGCAACTGTTCAATGATCATCTGACGTTCTTTTGCTGCAGGCATTCTTACTGGTTCATCGTTGAATGTAGGTTCAATCTTTGTCATAATTTACTTCTCCTTTATATATTCTATTAAAAGTAAAATTGCGCCTTGCAATAACAACATTGCTACATACGTTTGAGGAGCAATAATAATGCCTGTAGAAAATAGCGTATTAAGTATCCAAATACTAGCAAACGGGCTAATGCCTACTATGACTATTAAGTAAAGAGCATCTACTAAACCAACCATTTCTACAACAAGTCTCTCACGAGACGGTATAAGCTTTTTAAAATTCATTCATTAACCCCAATCATTATCAAATTTAGTGGTTTCGCGCATAGCGTCACCGTAATAAGTATCTGCATACTTAGATGCATCAGTCCATTGATTATAGTTCTCGTCCATTTTGTCTATAGACTTATCAAAATCTTTGATAAGATCAGTTCGTTGAGCTTTACGTTCAACATAAGCAGGTGAAGTTTTAAACACTTTAGATTTAGCTTTTAACTTCATTTTAAAACAAGCAGAGTTTGCACGCCTTTCAGCGATAGTTGCAATAAGTGCTAAGCGATCAGCTTTTTGTTCTTTAGTCATCATAATATAATCTTTCCTAATTTCAGTATATGGTGTTATTATAACACGTTTAAATAAGAATGTAAACGGTTAATTTCAGTTATTTTGAATTACTTTCAGTATGGCTGAACGTGTTTCAGCTTTGAATTCAGCATCGTCACATTCTGACCAATCAATTCCTTCTTCATCCATTAAGTTTTCAACATGAACTGCTAAGTGAATGTCAGTCGCAACTTTAAAGTGTGGTCGCTCTGCAACATTAAACCTGACTAATTCTTCCATGATCTCTTTACGCCAGTGTGTAAGCTTGATACCGTTAATATAAGTTACTGTAGTCATAATATAAGTGCTCGTGTTTATTAATTTATATAGCTATTATATCACTTGTAGTTGACAATGTACACTATAAGTAACGTTATTTTTAGATTAAAATGATCTAAGCTTATTACCTTCCGCCTGCTGTTAAATATGTGATGATACCACTGATTAGGTCAGGTTCTCCTGCAAAACATAATACCAATACTGCTAATGCCCATATTAAATGCGTTTCACTATTCATAATATTAGTCCCAGTTCTGATCGTTAATATCTTCAATAGCATTAGCTATTATGTTGTAATTACTGTTAGCAGTCGATAGTGCAAGACTGCGTGCGTCTAATGTATCACCTAACACTGCAGCGTGATCTTGTGCGTCATAAGCTTTTTCACGTGCAACATCCCATTGATCAAAAGCAACATCACGTGCTGCAGTAACCTTCACTAACTGCATTTTTAACTTTTCTAATTGATTCATTTTATGTTATCCTTTAGTAGTATTTGTGTAGTCATTCCATGTGCCAATTATTTCCCAAGACTTTATGAGCTTTCCTGTAGGTGTAGAAAAACACTGCTTAATCCATATATTAGCTTCTGCTTCAGTATAAAAACTTTTTGTATACAATACATCATTTAAAAGCAATATTTTTGATTTAACCTTTTTGAACATTATGAGTACGTCACCTTCTCGAACTTACGACGAGCTTTGTAGAACTTCATAGACCGTTTGAACATTACAAACTTATCTGCTTTACAGTTATGGTATCCGTAGATAGCTTCACCGCATTTAGTCATGAAATATATATGCGGTGGGAATTCTCCACCAGTGACTTCTTTTAAACCTTTCATACTTTAAGACTCCTAAAAGCTGATTTCCATACACTTGACACTTGAGACTCTTTATAGTCAGCATCTGCTGCAGCCTTTTTAGCT